CAACCGGGGCGCGCAGCAGCAGGCGGATCCAGTCGTCCAAGTTGTCGGCGTCACACTGAGCCTTCAGCTTGTCGATTGGCTGGCATTCGCTGTTGCCGCAGGTGTCGTACAGCGCCATGAGCGCTTGGCCGGCCGGGTTGTCGATTTCGTCTTCGATCAGCTCGGTGAGACGGTCGGACAAGTGGATGTCGTCCATGTCCTCGCGGCTGGGCTTGCCGGCGCTGATGTAGCCAGCGCCGCCGCGGGTGTTGGGGAACTGCGGGGGCTGGCCGAAGATCGCGTAGCCGTTCATGCGGCCTCCGCAGCGGCGATGGCGGCCTCTGCGCCGGCCTTGGACCCGAACCGCTGCGCGCGGCCGTCGGCACCCTTCAGCGCCTGCGATGCGCTGCGGCTAATGTCGCGGTGCGCCTCCCAATGCGGCTGCTTTGCGGCGCTCCAGTCGGCAGCGAGCGGCGTGACTTCGACGGCCCGCCACGGCCCCGGCGTGTGCTTCGTTTCCATCGCCAATCTTTCCGCCCTGGTCCGCGACATGCGGGGTTCGTTCAGGGCATGGAGAGATTGGACACCAGCGTCCAACAATGCGCAAGGGGTGTGCGTCAGAGATGTCTAAATATTTTTGTGGGGGCGGGTTTGCCCTAGCCCGCAGAGTCGCGGGCCGATCACAAGTGAGACGGGAATAGTTACAGCCCCGTGTTTGCGGGGTCGTCGCCGAGGATCTTGCGAAGCCTTCGGATCATGGCGCGCTCTGCCTCCGTCACCGGGGCGTCAGCGGGGCCGTCTACTGGCATGTTTTCTAGTAAGAGGTGCCACGGCTGCAGACCGCACGCGACGGCCACTGCTTCTATGTTGTCAAGCTGCACCGAGTGCTGGCCTTTGACCAGGCGGTCTATCAAACGCACATCCAAACCCTTCCCCATTGCCCACGCTCGGACGCTGTAGCGCGACCCCTTTTGGTCGGCTTCGATCTTCCGGCGAAGGTTCGCGGCCAGTATGGCGCGGGCTCGGGACTCGGACATAACACCCATGATCGCAGGGGTGTTAGTCACGGATGGCGCACAAACCGCTTGCCGAGTTGGACATCGGTGACGCACAATGGGCAAATGCTCACACGATCCAAGCTCGCCGACCTTCTCCAGAAGGTCAACGTCCGCGAGGTGGCCGACGAGGCGGGAGTCTCGACGAAGACCATCTATCGGCTCCGCCACCAAGAGAACTCGCCATCCGTGGACATGGCCGAGCGCCTGGCTCAGGCCGTCGAGCGGATCAAGCGGCGCAACAAGAAGCGCACCGAACCCGCGCAGCAGGGGGCTTGATGGTGCCATTCAAGCACCCGAGCGTTACCCCGAAGGCGCGCGGCCTGTATCTGCGCGACTGGCGCGGAACCGGCGTGCTGCCCGAGCATGAGCGCACCCTGCATGTGGACGCATGGGAGCCGGTGACGGACCCGCGCGACATCTTGCACCCGGGCGTCTGGTACGCATTCCCGGGGCTGAACGACGCCACCGAGCAGGCCCTGCCGTGGCGTGAGCCGTCCCCGTATGAACGGCAGGCGTGTCTGTGGAAGTACCCCGAGGCCGCGCGCTGGCTTGAAGAGGAGACCGCGTAAATGCGCCCCTGGTTCGCAAGTCGCGCCCGCATGGTCGCAAAGCGCCGCCGCAGCTACGGCTGCCGCTGGGTTTTGCCGGTCAAGGTGAGAGCGCATGTGTGGAGTCTGAAGCCGCGCCACGCTGGCCGCCATCCCGCTGATACATCGTCCGAGCGGGTGATGGGCGGAAACACACTGCGCACAGGTGGCGCGCTATGACGACCCCGCACTACACCGGCCACCACACGCGCCGCATCTGCCTCATCTTGAAGACCATCCGCCGCCACGGCTGGATGACGCGCGACGAGCTGATGACGGCTCTCGACGTGCCGCGCAATGGCGACCAGCTCAAGCTGCTGCGCCTGCTGGAAGACGAGGGCATTCTCGACAGCCGAAAGCGTGTGAAGCCCTACGGCAAGTCAGGGCCGGCGCCGGAAGAGTTCGCGCTTTCCCCTTCGTGGCGGGATGACGCATGAGCGACAGCCCGATGACCTTGCGCGAGCGCGTGGTTCTCTACTTCGGCCGCAACCCCGACGAGGAGCTTACGTCTCACGACGTGCTCGCCAAGTGGGGCATCTCCGATGTTCGCATCGTGCGCAACAGCCTGCGCTATGCCGTTGAGCAAGGCGTCATCACCCGCCACTGGCAGCCGGGGCAGCTCGCGGTGTATTCGGCCGGGCCGGTGCTGCGCCAGGAGGTGGGGGCGTGAACCACAAAAAAGCGAACCCGGAGACGGCGGTAACCGTCCCGGGCTCTATCACCAACCAGCATTAGGAGTGCTGACCGATGACAAGTGAAAGTGTAGGGGACTACGGGGCGTTCCTGTTGTCCAAGAGCCAAGCCGGGGCTGATAGTGGGTTCGCCCCTGTCTGGATGCCGGATGCGTTGATCGACTTCCAGCAGTCGTTAGCAGAGTGGGCCATCCGCAAGGGCCGCGCTGCCAACATGGCCGACTGCGGGCTTGGCAAGACCTTGATGGGCCTGACCTGGGCGTCGAATGTTGCGCGCAAGACGGGCAAGCCGGTTCTGTACCTGACGCCGGTTGCCGTTGCGCCGCAGACGATCCGCGAGGGTGAGAAGTTCGGCATTGAATGCCGGCACTCACGCGACGGCAACTCAAGCGGGCACATCGTGGTGACGAACTACGAAAAGTTGCACCTGTTCAGCGCGGCCGACTTCTCCGGCGTGGTGTGCGATGAGTCGAGCATCCTTAAGAGCTTTGCCGGCCAGCGCCGCGGCGAGATCACCGCGTTTATGCGGAAGGTGCCGTATCGGCTGCTGCAGACGGCCACGGCCGCGCCGAACGATTACATCGAGCTAGGCACGTCTTCCGAGGCGTTGGGCTACATGGGCTACATGGACATGCTCAACCGCTTCTTTAAGAACGACTTGAACAACAGCGCGCAGGGCCGGATGCGCGGCGAAGTCATCAAGTGGCGATTGAAGGGGCACGCCGAACAGCCGTTTTGGCGCTGGGTCTGTTCATGGGCCAGGGCAACGCGGCGGCCGTCAGACCTGGGGTTTGATGACGCGCGCTTTGTGCTGCCGCCGCTGCACGAGGTCGAGCACTTGATCGAAGTCAACTCGCTGGCCGATGGCATGTTGTTTGCGCTGCCGGCTGTCGGGCTGAAGGAACAGCGCGAGGAACGCCGCCGCACGGTTCAGGAGCGCTGTGAAAAGGTGGCCTCGCTGGTCAACCATACGGGGCAGCCTGCAATCGTCTGGTGCCACCTGAACGACGAAGGCGATCTGCTGGAAAAGCTGATTCCCGATGGCGTGCAGGTCAGCGGCAGCGACTCGGAAGAAGCCAAGGAGGAGCGGCTTACAGCCTTTGCCGAGGGCAAGGCTCGGATTCTGATCACGAAGCCGAAGATCGGCGCATGGGGTCTCAACTTCCAACACTGCAATCACGTCGTCTTCTTCCCCTCGCACAGCTTTGAGCAGTACTACCAAGCGGTGCGGCGGTGCTGGCGCTTCGGGCAACAGCGCCCGGTACGGGTGGACATCGTGACTACCGAGGGCGAGCGTGGCATTACGCGCAACCTTCAGCGCAAGGCGGATCAAGCCGACGAGATGTTTTCGCGCTTGGTGGCCGAGATGAACAACGCGCTTCGCATCGAACGCGCAAACAACGCAACGAAGACAGTGGAGATCCCCGCATGGCTGTGATTGACCAACTCGTTACCGACAAGTTCGCCATTTTTAACGGCGACTGCATGGAAGTCATGCAGGCTCTGCCTACGGGCAGCGTTCACCACTCGATCTACTCGCCACCGTTCGGCGGGCTGTATCACTACAGCAGCAGTGAGCGCGATCTGTCGAACTGCGACGACTACGATTCTTTTTTCGATCACTATGCCTTTGTGGTGCGCGAGCTGGCCCGCATCACCATGCCGGGCCGAGTGACGGCGGTTCATTGCATGGACGTGCCGCGCAGCAACAGCGGCACCGATTCGCTTATCGATTTCCCGGGCGACATCATCCGATTGCACGAGCGCGAGGGCTGGCGCTACACCGGCCGGCGCATGATCTGGAAAGAGCCGCTTGCGGTGCGCCTGCGGACCATGCAGAAGAACCTCGCACATGCTTCTCTGTGCGCCGATAGCATCGACTGCGGGGTGGCAAGCGGCGACATGCTGCTGACGTTCCGCAGGGCCGGCACGAACCCGGTGCCGGTGCGCCATCCCGAAGGACTTTTCGACTACGCCGGGGAGCGCGTGCCGCCGTCTGACTTGCTGCCTTACCGCGGCTGGACGGGAAAGCAAACCGAAAACCGCTGGTCGCACTGGATTTGGCGTCAGTACGCCGATTGCATGTGGGATGACGTGCGAATGAACCGCGTGCTTCCGTTCCGTGAGGCGCGGGATGGCGAAGACGAAAAGCACGTTCACCCGCTGCAGCTCGACGTGATCGACCGTTGCGTCGAACTGTTCAGCAACCCGGGAGAAACAGTCTTTACCCCGTTTATGGGCGTCGGCTCCGAGGTCTACAGCCCGGTTTTGCTTGGTCGGCGCGGCATGGGGGCTGAACTGAAGCCCAGCTACTACCGCCAGGCCGTCAAGAATGTGCAGATGGCGGCGGCTGGTCGCAAGGACATCGAAACCTCCGAAGCATTCGACTTCGAGGGCGCAGAGAGTGCCTAACCGCATCCTCCGCGAAGGCATCCTGACTAGCCCGCGTCTTGCGCGTTTGGGCTGGGCAGAAGAGGTGTTCTATCGACGGCTGATGTCTGTCGTCGATGACTTCGGTCGGTACTACGCCGACCACGGAATGCTGCGGGCGGCCTGCTACCCGCGGCAGCTGAGCAAGGTTTCCGACTCGGACGTAGGGAAGTGGCTGACCGTGCTGGTCGAAGCGGCCCTTGTAAGGGTGTACCCGGCTAAGGACGGGGAGCGTTACCTAGAACTGCTCGACTTCCGCCAGCAGGTGCGGGCAAAGGAAAGCAAGTTCCCATCGCCTGCAAGTGAATGCGCAGCAGATGCTACGCAAGTGTCAAGCAAGGGCGAAGCGGATGCGCGCCTAGACGTATTCGTAGACGTAGACGTAGACGAGGGCGTATCCGCGCGCAAGCGCGCTGCGCCTTTGGCGCGTCCCCCCGATGTTGCGGAACAGGTCTGGACTGACTGGCTGCACCTACGCAAAGCCAAGCGCGCCCCGGTGACGCAGACCACGCTCGACGGGGCTGTGACCGAGGCAGGCAAGGCAGGCATGACTCTGGAGGCGTTTCTGCGCGTTTGGTGCCGCCGTGGCTCGCAAGGGCTGGAGGCTGAGTGGCTGAAGCCCGATGAGTTGCCGGCGCAGCGTGTGGACGCGCCACCACCGACCGGCATCGCACTGGCCGAGGCCGAGCTACAGCGCCAGCGAGAGCACAAGGCCACCAAAGCGCCCGCCGAGCTGCTGGCGCGCGTTAAACAAGCCGTGAGGACCGCATGACCGACCCCTTAGACCCCCGCGTGCGCTGCGTGGATTGCCGCCACTTCCGCCCGTGGCAGTGCGGCAACTTCCGGCAAGCCCGCATCGGTGCGCCAGTCGTCGGGCCTGCGCTGGCGAATCTGCCGCAACGCTGCCCGGGGTTTGTGGCGAGGGCAGCATGAACACCGAAGCCCGCCGCTCAGGAGTAGCCGCCTGCCTGCTGGAAGGCATGAGCAACGCCCAAATCGCCGCAGCCCTTGGCGTGCATCGCCACACCGTCGAGGCCGACATCAGGGTGATGCAGGAGCGGCACCACGCACCCAGCCGGGTCGCGCTGGCGCTGGCGCTTGAGCGGCTGCTGATGGCGGAGGCGGTGTGATGGGCCGCATGAGCCGCAACAAAGGCGCCCGTGGTGAACGCGAGTTCCTGGCAATCCTTGGCGCTGAGCTGGGCGAGATGCTGACCCGCAACTTGCAGCAGACCCGCGGCGGCGGTGCCGACTGCCTCATGGTCAAGGGATGGGCCATCGAGGTGAAGCGCTGCGAGAGCCTGAGCCGGCCGACATGGTGGCGTCAAGCCGTCGAGCAGGCCGAGCGCGAGGGAGTGCAGCCGATGCTGGCCTACAGGCGCAACAAAGAGCCTTGGCGCGTGTGGATCAAGGAAGGCTGCGATGTCAGCGTGGAGGCGGCGGCTTGTGCCATCCGCGAGAAGTTGATGGGGTGGCCGTGAACGCCTTGACCGCAAAAACAGTCACTGCCGAGATAACGACCGCGCTGGCGCGCAGCTTGTAGGGGATGCGATGACACGAGACGAGATCGACTTCCACGCAATCCCCGAGCGCCAGTGGCCGATTGACGCCAGGCTGCGCAACTGGGCGCGTTGGTGCCGCGGATCAGGTCACGCAGCAGTCAGCCCGATGTTTCGGGGCTACAGGAGCAGCGACCAATACAGCGGGCACAGCGTGAGCGACCCGGTGGACACGGGCGATGCTGTGCGCGTGCAAAAGGTGTTCATCGGCCTGCCTGAGTTGCATCGGCATTCAATCCAGTGGCACTACGTCTACCCGGTGGCGCCCCGCAGGATGGCGCAGGCGCTGGGGCTGACGCTCGACGGGCTCAAGCAGACGGTCATTGATGCGCGGGACATGCTGAAGAACAGGGGCGCTTGACGCACCCGCCGAACTGTGGCACGCTTCGGAGAACGTGTGAGCCCATAGGCATAGGACGCGCCCATCCATCTTGGAGGCGGCGGTGTCCCCGCAGGCTTAGACGAGCAGCGCCCCGGGATGGGGCGTTTTGCATGGCGGGCTTGCTTTCGGGCGCAACTGTCCCTGTCGCCGGGGGAAGGCCGCAAGTGCTGGGAAATCAAGCACTTAGCGCGTATTCGTATGCCATTCGAGCCAGGACATAAGCACAGCGCCAAGAGCAAGTTGTTTGATGGCGCGCTAAGGCGAGCAATCGCGCAGGCAGACGGCGACAAGCTGCGCGAAGCGGCGGACGCATTGCTAAACGCTGCGGCCGACGGCAAACCATGGGCCATCGCCCTGTTGGCGGATCGGCTGGATGGCAAGGCCGACCAGACCGTCCATGTCAGCAAGAACGTGGAGAGCATGAGCCTTGCCGAACTTGCAGCCGAGGTTGCTGACCTTAGAGCGGGAGATAAAGCGCAGGCTGGCGGCGCAGACGGGCCTGGCGCAGTTCATTGAGTACCGAGACGCGGGCTATCGGCCAGCGCGGCATCACTCACTGCTGATTGAGAAGTTGGAGGCCGTAGAGCGCGGAGAGATTCAGCGCTTGATGGTGTGCATGCCCCCGGGCAGCGCGAAGAGCACCTATGCAAGCGTGGAGTTCCCCGCCTGGTTCATGGGCCGCAACCCGAAGTTGTCGGTTATCGCGGCCAGCCATACGCAAGAGCTTGCAGAGCGCTTTGGGCGCCGTGTGCGCAACATCGTTGCGTCTAGCGAGTTTGGCCGCGTTTTCGGCAGCGGAGTCGCGGAAGACAGCAGCAGCGCCGGCCGATGGGACACCACGAAGGGCGGCGAATACTTCGCGGCTGGCGTTGGAGGCTCCATCACAGGCCGCCGCGCTGACCTTGCGTTGATCGACGACCCGGTAAAGAGCCGCGAGGACGCCGACAGCGAGCGCAGCCGAGAGAAGGCGTGGGACTGGTACACCAACGACCTGTTGACCCGCCTGAAGCCTGGCGCGCGGCAGATTGTCGTGATGACCCGCTGGCACGAAGACGACTTAGGCGGCCGGATTCTTGAGCGCGAGCGCGACCGCTGGCACCTGATCGAGATTGCCATGGAGGCGCTGCCGGGCGATCCGCTGGGCAGAAAACCGGGCGAACGTCTGTGGGCCGAGTGGTTTACCGATGACATGGTGGAAGTCGCCAAGCGCGACCGGCGCTCGTGGCATGCGCTGTATCAGCAGCAGCCCAGCAGCGAAGAGGGCACCTATTTCCAGCGTGCATGGTTCAAGGAATGGCGCGCACGGCCTGAGCTGCATATCTACGGCACAAGCGACTACGCCGTGACCGATGGCGGCGGCGACTACACCGTGCATCGGGTGTGGGGTGTGGCGCCGAACGGCGACTTGTACCGCTTGGATGGCTGGCGCGGGCAGACAAGCTCGGATGTCTGGATCGAGCGGCAGATAGACCTGATGAAGCGGCACAAGCCGTTTGCGTGGTTCGGTGAGGCCGGCGTGATCCAGAAGGCCATCGAGCCCATGCTGAGGCGGCGCATGAGAGAGCGCGAAACCTTCGGCCGGCTTGAGTGGTTGCCAAGCATCAGCGACAAGCCGACGCGGG